TAACAGCATTAGCTGGTATTAATAATCCTAATAAATATAGCACAATAAATGCAGCTCAAACTTATTGGTCTATAACAGATGCTTCTAAAAATGTTGACGAATGGAATAGAGAAATATAATGTTAAATCAATATAAAAATATCGAACAAATATTAAATAGAACTAAATCTATTTCAGGCGAACGAATATCAAAAAGTAAAACTGCGTTTTTAGATTTTGATAAAGAAGAAGCAGTATTTTTTAATACATCTATTGCAAAACAAACTAATGATCAAAGTGTTGAATTACATTTCCATTCTGGTACTAATTGGATAACAGGAAATTACAATACCACATTCCAACAAAAAATACCGGAATTTCGAGATAATAATACAAATGAAATAATATCATTAACACAGCCATTTGGAATTGATTTATATACAGAATTTAAAAATTTAAATTTAAGTCCTGATACATATGATATTACTATTAACTTTTTTAAAAATTTAATTGGTAACTACGGCCGGCAACATTTAAGAATTGACGAAATATCTCCAGATCGTACAGAAATAAAATTACGAGCGATTGATGCAGAACATCCAGAATTTTTGCAGCAAATTACAAATTATATACAAACAGTAAAACAAACATCAAGTAAATATTATAAAACATATTTATTGAATTTTAGTAGAAATAACTGTGTATTATTTGTTAATAGTGTTGTTATTGGAGAATATTTATACGTTAAATTAAACGAACCATTATCTGATAATATTACTATAGATTTAAAATGTTGGGTAGTTGAAGAACAAAAACCTGCATATATTGATAAAGTACATATTGCTGCACAAGAAATAGATATTAAATTTAATAAATTATCTAATCCGAATTGGCAAGCAAATTATTCATATAATACATCTGCAGAAACAGGATTAAAAACATGGACTGATTTATTAGGTTCATCAGTTCAAACATCGCAAGAACTTATTGATACATTTTTTTCTGGAAGTTTATCCGGGATAAAATTAAATATTGATTATACTGATTTTAACAATTTTATTTTTTATAGCTCAGCTACAGAACGTTTAGAAAACTTTAAGTATAAATTACAATTAGTAGAATACTATGCGTCACAAAGTTTAATATTACAGGGTATATCGGGAAGTGAAGCTTCTACTAATTCAAGTGATTTTTCTAATTCAAAAACTAATTTAATAAGCGGATTTGATGATTTTGAAAAGTTTTTATATTATCAATCATCATCAAAATTAACTACATATAATATTCCGCACGAATTTCCAGTAGTTCCTAATTTAACAGGAAGTTATATATCGCCAGTACCTAAAGCAAATTCTACATATCCATATGAATTATATCCTGTTTCAAGTAGTCAATTTACAACTTGGTATAATAGTTTACATGTATCTGCTTCACTATATGATATTGAAAATGTAAATTCATTAATTTATTCAGTACCAATATACTTAAGAGATAATGAAAATTTTGTTAATGTATCTACATTTGTTAATATGTTAGGACATCATTACGATATACCATATACGTATATTAATCAGATGTCTAAAATAAATAATCGAGAAGAAAATCCAAAATTAGGTATGCCGAATGAATTACTTTATTCAGTAGCAAAACAGTTTGGATGGAACTTGACTGACGGCCGGCAAGATCAAGATTTATGGCAATATATTTTAGGTACTAATGAATCTGGTATTCCTATTACTGGATCGAATAGTATAGGAGATCCTGCAGTTGCAGGTAAAGATATGACATACTCCATATGGAGGCGTATTATTAATAACTTACCTTTATTATTAAAATCTAAAGGAACAAAGCGAAGTGTACAAGCATTATTATCATGTTATGGTATTCCGCAATCAATGATAAGTATTAATGAATATGGCGGTCCTAGACTTAATAAACCACCTGTATATGAAAAATTAAATTTTGATTATGCATTAGATTTAATAAAAAATCCAGCTGGAACTGTAACTGTACATTATTCGCAATCTATAAATTCTGTAGAATTACGTTTTAGAACAGATAATGTGATTACTAATCCAACAATGTCTAGTACTATGAATTTATTTACCATTGGTAATAATATAGTTTCTATTGATTTTGGAAGTGGTACATTAGGTTCAATACAAATAAATACTACTAGTTCTAATCAAATTGAATTATTTAATGGTGATTATTTAACTACAGTATTACGTACTAACGGAGATAAATTAGATTTAATTACAAAAAAATCAAAATACGGTAAAATTATAGCAGCTGCTAGTGCTTCTATAACAGGATCATTTGAAGGCTCTGGGTCATTGATGTTAGGAGGAACCGTTGGATCTAATCGATTAGAAGGACAACTTCAAGAACTTAGATTATGGTCAAGTAGTTTACAAGATTCTGCATTTAATAATCATGTAAGTGCGCCGGCTGCATATGACGGTAATGTAGATGCATATAACGAATTAGTATTTAGATTACCATTAACACAAAAAATAGATCATTCTACTACTTCAAGTTTATCTGGGGTAGAACCAAAGTCATCAGGTATATCAGCGTCTTTTGCGTCATGGTCAACAAATACACCATATGATTCTATAGAAGAAACATATTATTATGACGGTATATCTTTAGGAGCTGGAACATTTGATGATAATAAAATACGTATTGAATCAAATGAATTAATTGGAAATTTAGATGTTAAAGCTAGAGCTGAACGAAGTCAATTTGATAAAGCTCCTCTAGATAGTAAAAAATTAGGAGTATATTTTTCTCCACAAACAATGATTAATGAAGATGTCATTGCACAACTTGGATATACTGAATTAGATGATTTTATAGGAGATCCGGGAGAAACTGAAGATAAAGCATATCCTAAATTAGTACAACAAGCAGAAACATATTGGAAAAAATATGAAGAAAAGAATGACATTAATGCATATATTAAAATATTTACATTATTCGATTTATCATTCTTTAAACAATTAGAACAATTATTACCAGCTCGGGTTGATTTATTAAGTGGTATTTTAATACAACCAAATATTTTAGAAAGAAATAAAGATAAAATTCTTCCTAAAATTGAAAGATTTGATATTGCATATACTACGACTATTGCTGATTTACCACCTACCGCTAGCGGTGATTATATTACATATACGGGTGATATGGAAGCTCGAGTTTTAACATTATCAGCCATTGATGACGATCAATATCAAGGATATATAACGGCATCTGCTGCAGAAAAATATAATGGTACAATATATTCTAGAAATTATTTAATTTATTCTGGAAGTAGTTATATATCAGCATCTTCTCCATATTGGATAAGTGAAGCAGTGCCCCCGATTGCATCTGGTAGCTCCTTATCAGAATTTAAAGAAACAAAAAATGTTATAAGTAATGCTCAATTTAGTTTAACTACAGAAGATGGCATTGCAATAATGAGTGAAAATAATATTACATTTATAAATGATAAAGTTGGAACTATAACATATACATCAGCTCGGGTGTCTGACTTTTTACCTACTGGAATTGAAAATCAAAAATATAACGGATCAAAAATGACTTCAGCTGATTTTAATGTAGATTCGCCAGACACAGTAGACGGAAAACCGGTTGTTGAATTTAGATCAGCAAATCCAAATCAATTAATATATCAAACAAATGGCACACAAGGAAGTTTTATAATACCATAAAATTTTTATCAATTATATTTATTTAAAATAGGAAACTAATTATGGGATACTTAAATAATAGTACGGTTACGGTCGATGCTATATTAACAAAAAAAGGACGTGAATTATTAGCACAAGGAGGAAATGCTTTTAATATTACACAATTTGCACTAGGAGACGATGAAATAGATTATTCTTTATGGAATGTAGATCATCCACTTGGAACATCATTTTATGGCACAATTATTGAAAACATGCCAATTACAGAAGCTATACCAGATGAAACACAAGCTCTTAGATATAAATTAATTACATTACCAAAACAAACTACTAATATTCCGGTTATTACAGTAGGTAATACGACAATAACATTACAGGCTCCTGGAGATAGTGCCCCTATACGACCTAATACCAGTAATTTCCAAAGCGGAAATTCTAATTTAGGATACACTGCTATTCTTTCAGATTCAACGGTTGCAGATATACAAGTAACTAGAGAATTACAAAATTCAGTACTTCCAACTACACCTACATTTGTAGGAGATAGTGAAGCAACTAGTGTTGCAGTTGCTGGATATGAATTTGAAGTAATAGGAAAAACACATTTGCTTGAAGATAAAATATGTACCGTTACTGTAATTGGAAATGAAACAGGTGGACAGAAAACTATTAATGTAACTGTTAAAAAAGCAACTACTGCAACGATATAAATAAAATAGGTTAAAAAAAATGAATGTTGATAACATTATACAGAAATTAAGACAACAACCAAGACATGGTATATTACCACGTGGTGGTCGACCAAGGATTGCAAGAGCTGCAGCACCCCCTCAAAGTATAGCTCAACCAAGAACACCAGCAGCTGCACCCATTTCACAACAAACAGCACTTCCTGTTGAAGAAGCTGCTGGAACAGTACAATCAATAAATGAACAAGTACGACAATTAGCACAACAATTAGCTAATGAAATGGTAGCCGAACAAGATGCATTAAGATCTGTAGCTAGATTTGGTCGTACATATACTAAATTTGATATGATTAATGATGTTGTTTCTAAACAAACGGAAACTGTAACTGCTGGACTGTGGAGTGACGGCGTAGCAAGTTTAACTACATATTTTACTAGTTCCAATCAAACAATATCACAACGACAATATTATGTAGATGTATTACAAAAAAATCCATCACTTGATGGCGCTGCAACACAATTTTCTCTAGCTTATGGACATGCACTCGGAAGTGGGTCAGACTCTCAAGGTCAATTAAATGATTCTCCTTCTAAGGCAATATATTCTCAATATAAACAATTATTACTTAATCCAGGAGATACAAGATTTACCACCGGACTTGCAAGTACAGATTCAATTTATGTTATAAACTTTAAACGTAATTTAATGAAAGAACGATTAGATGCTGGAAATTTTGAAATACCAATAAGACCAATTTCTGCTTCGCGCGATGCATTAGTTAATGCTACGGGAAGTATTGCAGTTAGTGAATCTAGAATAATTACATTAATTGATGATTCTAGTATTGCATCTGCAACATTAGGAGATTCTGGTCAGGTATATAATATTGTATCTGGATCTATTAGTAATGGAGTATTTAATTCAACTTCTCCAATATATTATGGATTAGCATATCCTGATCATGGAGTTTTAATTTTAGATGCAACAATGTTAGATGCATCAGCAAGTTTTCAAACTAATATTAGTTCTAGTTCTGAGGCAAATAATCATTATGCATTATTTCATTCATTATCTGGGTCTGCATTAATAACAGCACCATCTGGTGATGCATATGGATTTTTAGCAAGAAATTCAGAAGAAGTAAAAAGTACGCATTATTTTGTTCGCGTAAAAAATGCAGAATATAATTTTTCTAATAATCCATCATATACATCAGGGAGTGTTGGTCAATTAGCACAAACATCATTTGTAAATAATCCTATAGCATATATTACTACAGTAGGATTATATAATGATACTAGAGAATTATTAGCAGTTGCTAAATTAAGTAAACCATTATTAAAATCATTTTCTAGAGAAGCCTTAGTACGTGTTAAGTTAGATTTTTAACGGATTTAATCTGATCAATATTTATAATAGATATAATTAAGTTTCTATTATGCCTGAATCTAAAATAACAAATACCGAAGATAAAAAACGTGGAGTATATCCATCTGTATTTAAAAAAATTGATACGTCTGATGTTAAAATTAATCCGTTTCAAACTTTTAAAAGATTTAGTGCTACATCTGGTAGTTCTAGTGGTAGTTTATTACCATTACAGGGAGTATATACTAATCAAAAATATTTACCAGCAATAGGAAGTGACTTAACATTTAATGATGCAAAAAATATTGATGGAAGTTTACAGTCTGTAACGTATTTTTCAATTAATCATTTATTCTATAAAAGAAAAACACAACCAGCATTTACATTCGGTCCTACAAATTTAAATGAAACTAAAAAATTTTTATATCAAACAGCTTCAATATTTTCAATACCACAATTAAAGATTGGTGAAGAAATTAAACCAACTACATTTAATATAACTGCATCTGATGCTGCGTTATATGGTACTGCGACATATGGAGGGTGGGTATATGGAACATCTAGTTTAAATATTTCAAGTGATAAATATGGAAATTTATTTGATCAATCGTTTCCAACATCATCTATAGTAACAGATGTACAATATTATGAAGGATTTAATGAATATTTTGATACAACAAGAGTGCCATATAAATCTGAAAATGTTATATATGTAAATGGAGTACCTACTACGTCTGGATTAAAGAAAAGTATAGGAACAGCTGCAGAATTTAGCGGAAGTGGATATATTCAATCTGAATTAAATGGACTTTATAATCGTAATAATGATTATTCTATTTCATTATTTATATCGGCTTCAAATTCTACAACTAATAATGAGATAATTATAACAAAAGCATCTAGTTCATTAACCCCACAATATCCATTTAGATTAGAATTATCAGGAAGTAATCAATTAATTTTTTCAGCAGCTGGTTCTACTAAATTTAAAACAAATATTACATCATCTACTACAGTAACAGAATGGACTCATGTTGTTTGTCAAAAAACAGAAAACTTTTTGCAAATGTATATTAATGGTACATTACATGCTTCGGCTTCTGCTAATTTATTACAAGATCCATTATCGCCATTTACTGCATCTGCTCGGATTGATAATGATCATTTATTACATATTGGTGGTTTTAGAACTTCAAATCATTTACACGGAAAACTAGATGAAATACGAGTTTTTAATAAAGCATTAACTACTGCAGAAATTGGGTATCTTGGAAATAGAACCGAAGGTGGCACAATTTTACAGAGTAATCACGTTGGAAATATATTTAATAAACAAGGAATTTCAGTAATATCTACGCCAGATTATCGTTTTGATAATTTATTAGAATTACCATATACTGCAAGTTATAGAAGTACTAAAACAATTCATGAATTAAATGTAATTACAAAAATTGATGCTGGTGATTTTAATATGTCATCAAATTTAACATTAACAAAAGATGATGATAAAACATATCAAAATTTTGTATCTGGAAGTGATTTTGCTCCATATATTACAACTATAGGTTTATATAATAATGCAGGACAATTATTAGCTATTGCTAAAACAGCACAACCTATAAGAAAAAGACCAGACGTAGATATAAATTTTGTAGTTCAAATAGATTTAGATAAAAATATAACATTAAAAGAATGATACGACTTAAAAACATATTGAACGAATTATCTGAAAATGACATTAGTCGAATAGTAAATAAAATTTCAAATAAAGAATTTAAATTTTTTGATAAAGGAGATAATGGTCGTATTTACACTATAAATGATGAAGATAAATTGTTTAAAATAACTACAGAAATAGAAGAATATAAAGTAGCTGATATAATAGTAGGAAAAAAGGATTTATATACAACATTTATTCCAGTGCATTATGTTGACGGAACAAATATGTATATAATGTCAAAAGCTGAGTTATTAAGTGTAAATGAAATAAATGAAATTAATAATTTTATAAATGGATTTAAAAGTTATGCTCGTGAACAGGGAGGTGAAGTTTCAATATTTGAATATTTAGATGCAGAAGGGGCGCGTGATAATAGTGAGCAAATAGTTAATTTTTTAAGAGCATTAGAACAAAATGTTAAACAAACTGGATTACCTGATTTAGATTTAGATTTAGATTTTAAAGCTGATAATATAATGCGGTGGAATGGAAATTTAGTAATGATTGATTGGTAAAATATGAAAAAAAATCACTGGCATACTGCTGGCAGTAAACAACGTCAAGCAGCATATAAATATGGTTATAGATCTGGATTAGAGCTTTTAGTAGCCGAACAAATTAAAGAAACATCTTATGAACTTCGTTATGAAACTGATGTAATTAAATATATTGTTCCTCAACGAGATGCAAAATATACTCCTGACTTTGTGTTTACTAAACGTAATGGATCTATGATGTATATTGAA